CACCCGGAAAACACCGTGTTTTTTTGACCTCTGATAGACAATTTCGCCATCGATCCCCCCGGTGTCCCAGCAGACACGGGAAATGGTCATTTCGGTTCCGTCTGCATGGCGGTATTTTTTGTTGATCGCCACATCCACACGTAACAGCGTCTCTTCCTCATCGGGACGCCCCATAATGATGATTTTATCCACCAGAAAGGCTTCCTCTCCCGGAGCCCATCCCCAGACATACATCTCAAAACGGTTTCGCTGCGAGTCAATGCCCGCCGTCAGATAAACCACCCGGGAAGGCACCGCAGCCGTGTAACGCACAACCTTATCCATCAGCACCTGGTGATCGAGTTTTTCGCCCACGGCCTCTTCCCAGGTCTCGCCCAGCGTGGTGTTCACAAAGGTTTTCAGGCCGTTGGGATCTTTCAGTGCATCCAGCCAGTCATAGACAATCTGTACCCAGGTGGTGAACGGACTGTACGCCGTCCAGATATGGAATGTGATGGAGCGCGGCGGCGGAATTTCATTATCCGCGGCGCTGAAAAACGTCAGACCGTCGCGGGTCCACATGCCCGTGTTTTCGCAGATCCACCGCCCGTTGCTCTGGTCAAGCTCAGACTGATGGATCACGCAGCCATGATGTTCACAGAGGTAGAAAACGCTTTCGGGGCTGTCCTTCTCCCATTTAAGGCCAAAAGGCGTGGACTCATCGCCAAATTTCAGATACTGCGCCTCCCCACAGTGCGGGCAGGACACATAAAAACGCATGAAATGCGCCGACTCGTTGGCCGCTTTTTCGATCTGGCAGGAGCCTTTTATTTTAGGCGTCGAGCCGCGAATGGATTTTGGCCATACCGAGCCCTCAATACGCTTATCCCCCAGCAGGGTTGGCGAGCCCTCTTTTTCGACATCCGGCTCGAACGAGGAAAGTTCGTCATAGCAGACCACGTCCACGGATTTTTCACGGTAGTTTTTTGCTGCCGCACCACCCAGGCACCAGAAGCCCACCCCCGATGAAAAGCGTTTCAGCGTGAGAGTATTGTCACGATGTTTACGACCCAGCCACGGGGAAAGGTCTTTCAGGCATGGCACGTCCCGAATCGTCGCCTCCACGTGAGACTTCATAAAATCTTCAGCGGCAGAATCCGTGGGCTGAAAAAGCAGACTGTTTCGGGATTTATGCTCAATAAAATACCCGGCGACTCCCAGCAACATCTTTGTATAGCCAACACGGGCAGATTTAATCAGATTAACAGTGCGGATCTGATCATTCCCCATACTGTTCATGATGGCGATCTGGAACGGCAGCGTTTTCCATTCGCCGTCACCGTATGAGGATTCTTTAGGCAGATAATAATACTGGTCAGCCCATTCAACTGCCGTCATCGGTACAACCCTGACCAGAGGCTGCAGCGCAACCGAAACGGCGGCCACCATATTATTCAGTTGTTGCTCTGATATATTCATCGAGTAAATCCGGTAATTTATCCCCTGCCCGCGCACACTGATTTGCCCCCTTCGCAATAAGGGTTTTCAGATGGTCAAGATGGCGCGGTGTTAAATCAGGAAACTGTCGCTGCATGGATAAAGGGATGGAATCAAGCGTACTGGATAACGCCATTGCCAGCTTACTGAGGGCAAAAATACAGAACCCGGTGTCAATAAGTTTTCCTTTTGACACCTCATTTTTTAACTGCTGTGTAACAGCCTGTTCTGCTGTCAGTTCCCATCTGGCAATAAGCAATTTCTCCTCATAGTCGTCTTCGCTATCGCCATCAGGCACATCGTTTTTACTTCTCCTCAGATACGATATGTAAAAATCGCGCCAGGCATCCAGATCCAGTTGCCCTCGCTTATTCGATATCGGGGCACCCGGTAATTTCTGCAATCTGCGAAGCTGGCGATCGGTCAGACTTAAATGCCTGGCAACTTCAGTCTGCGTAGCCACTCCTCACCTCGCAAAAACTCTCACCTCACAATCACAACAAAACCGGTCATGTCCGGTTTACATGTCTGTTTTTTGTTCATGTCCGGTTCACAGAAGACCTGTTTTTATATTTTTCATATAGTTAACTTGAAGAGAAACCGGACATGGATCCCGGAAAATTTTCATAAATAGCGAAAACCCGCGAGGTCGCCGCCCCGTAACCGGTCGGATCGCCGGAAAGGACCCACGAAATGATAATGATTATCATCTATATAAGGTTTATCACAACATGTGTGTACGCCATCAAACCACGAGAAATAATCAATTATGACGCAGGTATCGTATTAATTGATCTGCGTCAACTTAACGTAAAAACAACTTCAGACAATACAAATCAGCGACACTGAATACGGGGCAACCTCATGTCAACGAAGAACAGAACCCGCAGAACAACAACCCGCAACATCCGCTTTCCTAACCAGATGATTGAACAAATTAACATCGCTCTTGATCTGAAAGGTTCAGGTAATTTTTCAGCGTGGGTTATTGAAGCCTGCAGAAGAAGGCTGTCAACAGAGAGTTCGGGTATGAATTACATAATTAAGTAACATGGTGTTCACAGAACACGCAGTTACCGGACACATCAGTTTTCCATTCGCTCCCCGGCAGTACAGGCTTCCCCTCTGACGGGATAGCCTGAAAAAATAACACAGAAAATTATTTGTTATAATTAATATAACTTACTCAAAAAAAAGCGACGAGAAAATCAGCATCAACGAACAATAAGCGCCAATACGTGATAACAAATGGCAGCCATATTTATCTGCAGTATAAGCAATGGACAGGATAACCACACCAGAAACCGTCAGCATAAAATCCATTTGAACTTCCCCGGACAAAATCGACTCATCTAAAGATTTACAGCTCTTTTTATTATCAATATGTTAAAAGTAAAATAAACAGATGTTCAATAACACGAATACAAAAACGTGCTGAAATTCAATGAATCCATTTCTGTGTCATCAATTAATAGTGATAAACATCCGGCTTCTTCCACCATCGCACCGGACAGGCGACTATGAGGGAACAACGCCGCGCTCCGTTAACGCGGTAAACCCCGGTGTGTATCGTTTTTGATTATCCCCGCACACTCGCGCAGAGGAGTCTCCCTGTCGGGCTGCGGTCTCTGTTAATGAGGGAATACAGCGACGATACGGCGCATCAACAAAACTTATTTCAGGCACTGAGTGCGGATATAGTCCTGTGCCCCTTCCAGTTGCTTGTGCATCGTCATCAGCCGCTCTCTGAGGGTGAAATAATCCCGTGTAACGGTGTCTGCCAGTTGGGGGCCGGTTGCATTATCCACGCCGGAGGTGGTGGGGGCTTCACGCACGGAGCCTGGACAGGTGGCGTTGATCCGCAGGCGCTTACGACCAGCGGCAACGTCAGCGCGAAGAGTTTCATTTTCAGCTCTCGCATCGGCTAATTCCTTCGTGTATCTGGCATCAAGCGCAGCGACATCTCGCTGGCGCTGCTGCATGTCAGTAATAGTGGCATTCGCCAGTTTCAGCTCACTGACTTTTTTATCGCGCTGCGCTTTGTAGGTGATGGCGTTATCGCGGTAATGATTCAGCCCCAGACTAAGCACACCACAGGCTACCAGCAGGACAATAATCACCACACACAGAACACGGTTCATATCACCACCAACGGATTGCCCAGACCAGAACAGCAATGGCCACAATACGAATGGCAAATGCCATTGCCCGAATAAGTTCAGCACTCATCTTTTTAAAGTTCACGATTTCAGCGCAATGACCAGTTTTGCCAGCCCATACAGCATCGGAGACACAGCAATACCAACAGCCACCCACTTAATAGCAAAAGCCAGCGCTCTGCTGATGTCATCAGTCACTGTCACCCCAGCAGCCCCGACGAAGACAACATCACCCAGGCGAGGGACAGAAAAAGAGCAACCAGCATTAGTGAAAATGAAATACCGACAATCACACACAGGACCTTTGCCGGCGTTATGAGTTTGTCTGACATAGCTACCCCTTAATTGCCACCAATTAACTGGGATACCACCCATAAAAAAGGGATGCTCCAGACCAGCAAAAATTTCCAGTTTGGTAATTGACTAATCATGAGTCGCAACTCCCTAATCAGTTTGCTAAAATCAATCAAGGCAGCCTCCCATAGCTTACTGCCATAAAAACAAAACCCCGCTTGCTGCCAACAAACGGGGTTTTTACTTTTATTCACTTACGTTTCGCCAGTTCGCAGGATTTCGTGTTATCCGCCCGCGTGGCCATGCCTTATTTTTCAGCAAAATATTCTGCTTATCTGTCGATACCCCAGCACGCCAGCGCGCTCTCCTGGTCACGACGGGATACCTGACCGTAGCAGTTGTTTGAACGAATACGGCAGTCTCTGCCACCGTCCTTAATCCACCAGCGAATCGCCTCACACGCTCCCCTGCGATCACCTGCATTAATTCGTCTGTAAAACGTCGACGGGAAACACTTACCGGGACCAATGTTGTACGGACAGAATGACGCGATCCCCGCTTTCTGGGGTTCGCTCAATGGCACTTTGATGTTTTTCTCCACCCATGCCAGCGCCTTATCACGCTCAATGGCGTTGACCTGGTCGCATTTTTCCTTCGACAGTTTCATACCGGGAAAAACGGGTTTTCCATCCACCATCGTGGCCCCCCGACAGATGGTCCAGATGCCGGAACCATCGCGGTATGCCGTAGTGTGGTTACCCTCTTTTTCATCCAGAAACTGGTCGAGAATATCAGGCGCGGGCGCACCGACGGCAATCAGTGCCAGAACGGCAGCCGACAGGCCGTATCTGATTTTTGCGTTCATGGATATTTATCAGGATTTATCGGTTTCTGCCCACGGACAGGTTTATCTGTTCTGGTCAGTGACTTAAGGTTGTGATTCCGGAGGAGTCTTCAGAGAACCAGTAATTCTTCCTGGTAGCTTTCCTTTGTAGGTTATCCACACATTCTGCGCCTCTAAAATTACGGGGCGCTTTTCCGGCGACTGCTCATCCCCTTCACATAACCCGGCAGCAACATCCAGGAAGACCTGTCTGATGCTCCTTCTGGCTGCTGCCTCATAAAACTCCAGCGCGGCACCTTCAACACGGTCCAGCGAGATGTCCAGGTCAAAAATTTCACCGTCAAAGCGTTTTTTGTCCCGTAACGCTAAAGTTACCGTAACTTTATTCTCAAAATTGCGGACCCCTTTCACAATCAGTTCATAGTTTTGAGTCATTGAATTACTCTCCCCGTGCCGCCTTACGACGGTCCTCTCTGATTTTGAAATACAGGTTAGTAAGATACGTCAGCAGGCCAAACAGCAGACTCCCCAGCACACCTATCGCCACCCACTGGGACGGAGAGACTTTGTCCAGCAGCTGCAGTAACCAGTATCCCGTCCCCACCGCTGACGTGGTGTATGACACACCCGTTGTGATTTTTTCCATCTGGTACATACCCCGTCTCCCGTTATCCGGAAGCTGACAACAATAAAAAAGCCACCAGTTAACTACTGATGGCTCTGATAACTCATGCAGGCGTCTCAGACGACCCACTGACACTACCGGTGAGTTTAACGATACCTTCCATTTGACTGGCTCACTTTTTATGATGATGCCGGTGCATTTATCTCCAGCACCAGACTTTCTATCTCAACGCCATACGCTGCATTTTTTGTAACATCCGTCAGCGTCAGCGCATTCAGTCCCAGTGTCAGACTGTCTTTTATAACCTGGAATGCCGGGCCAGCCACTCCATTCAGTTTCGGAGTAACCGTGGCACTGCCGGCGGTGAACACCAGCTCCAGCGTCTGCCAGTCGTTACCGTAATCGCCGAACTCCCCCAGCTTCGTGTTTCCGGCTTTCCTGTGATGCATCAGATTCACTCTGCCGTCAGTGGTCTGAGTGAAGTACGACATCAGGAACGGATTACCGGTACCCGTCATCGCCACACCATCAGGAACGGGAGCATCCGTATACAGATAAATCCCCAGCCCGAACTGATTGTTGGTCAGTGCGCCTGACAGGCGGAACTTACAGGTCAGTCTGCCGCCCTGTGTCAGCAGGGTAATTGCGTCATCCACCGGATGCGTCAGGGACCAGG